TTCATTAAATCTTCAGCAGTTAGTTCTTCTGCTTTAGTTGCTTCGCTTACTAGTTTGTAAATGTAAGGGAACACGTCTGCTAGTTCTTCGTTAAACTGTTTAATAGTTAATTGATCGATCCAGTTTTCAGCAACATCACTAGGAACTTCTTCTAGTACAGCAGTTTCAAAACCTTCAAATGCTTCTTTGTAGTATGCTGGCTTTTGTAGAGATTCTAGTGTCTTTTTAACTGTGGCGATACGTTCTTTGACAACATCCATGTAACCTGCTAGGCTTTCTGCCATTACTGCTGATCGTCCCATGTAAGTTTTAAACTTGCGTAGTTTGTTCATTTCTTCTGACATACTTACAATATGCTTACCAAAATCATCATAAGCATTGCCGCCTTCTGCAACGTGGCGTGCCATTGCTCTTGCGCCTGTTAGATGCTTGTAAGGATATTTGAATCTTTCACCTTCTGAACTTTCAATATAAAGGCCGCCGACTTTCTTTGCTCTGCCTCCTGGTGCTGCTTGATCAATACTTTCTGTGTGTTTGATCATCAAACGTGCTCCATCAAAATCTTGATAACTTACTCTTGATGTGCCATACATTTTAGATTCTGTCATGTTCTCTTCCCCGCCACGGTTTTTTGCTAAAAATTTATAATCTCTACTATTTAAGTTTGACTTTGTAATATCTCTAGTATCAAATGTTAGTGCTCGCTTTCTAGCAAACATACGCAATTCTTTTAAAAAGTTATACCAATTGTTTTTAGTAATGTCGCCTTCGTTAGCAACTAAATCTTCACCGTATACAACTGCTATATTTTTATTATCTAAACTTATACTAACTTTACCAACAGGGCGACCTTCATTCATAAAGTTAAAATCAAAATAACGAGCTAGTTTAGGCTCATTGGTTACATTGCCTTCCTCGTCACCAATAGTAACACTAGGAAAACGTCCACGTATTTTGTTAAAAAGTTCGTCTGCTATTAAGTCTAAGTTCTGCATATTGTATTTATCATATGTTACTACTTATGAAGATTGGCATAGGCATTTCATAATCTTCAATATGTTCTGCTTGATTAAACGTATTATACACTCTTGGATCCCAATCTTTTAATACTGCCATCATTCTTATAGCAAGTAGTGTTGCACTTATCAAATCGTCAGTCATTCCTGATTTTGCTTGATAACTTGATCCTGTAGCAACATAGCCTTTTAGTTCTGATATAAAAGGCTTGCTGTGTATAATCATTTTATCATTTTCTACCATAGTCTTTAAGCGACTACAAGCAGTAATTTTTGTTGAATGTGTGGTGTTAAAGCCTTTGCGGAACTTCCTAACGTGACCCTTTCTTATGGGTTCACTAACGAACAACCCCGGAATGTTCTCTTCCCCAAAATCGTTTATAACGATTAGTGCCGCTTCGCCTATACCATTATTCTCAACACTCCAATATATGCTATTTGCTGATTTAATTTCTTGTTCTATATACTTACAAATATCACTTAAAATTCTTATCTGCCCAGGTATACCTGTTTGATTGTGCTGCCATTCAGCAACTTGTTCGTAACTAGGTAATTCCCATACTTGTATTGCAGCATAATCTCCACCTGTACCCATTGAAGGATCAAGTGCTACTGCATATGTATATTGACTGGTAGGTTTTTTATACCAACGTGTTTGTCCCATATTAAGTATAGGACTATTACCTTCCATTGCAGCAAGTTTAATTGAGTTAATGAGTGTTTCGTCAAATACTAAGAATTCACATCCGTATTCACGACGGAACTTTTCTTCACCAATACGTCCAATCTCATCATCACGCCATTTTTCATCTCTATCAGGATGTTCTTCCCAACTTGCCCTAAATGCATGGAATCCGTTTATGCCTACTTCGCTTTCGTTTCCGTATTCATCAAACTTTTGTTCTGCTTGTTTCCAAATAGTAGCAAATGTATCTTCATCTGAGTTAGGTGTGCTAGTAATAATAGCACGACCACCTGTTGCTAGTGTAGGAGATATTGAAGTCCAAAACTCTTCCGCAATGTTAGGTTGCACAAACGCAAACTCGTCACAGTATAGTAGCGAGATAGACATACCACGTCCTGTGTTGCCTGTAGTTGTTTGACTTACAATACGTGATCCATTTTCAAATTCGATGCTACCTTTGTTATAACTTGTAACACCTGCTCTAATATGATCTGGACATGTTTCATATACATAGCGAATACGTGCCATAATTTCCTGTGCACCTGTGTATTTGTGTGCAGCAATTAGAATAGTCTGATCTGGATTAAACATAGCATACCATGCCAAATAAATTGCAGCACAAGTAGTTTTACCTGTCTGCCTAGGCATCATGTTAATGTTAAATCTATAACTATGATATGAATGCATTAACCGTAATTGGTATTCGTAAGGGTCAAATAAAAGTTTACCTTTTACTGGATGTTGAATATATGCAAACTTACGTGCAAAGTGAAGATAACCTTCATCAGGATCCATACACTTTGCTAGGTCCTGTATTTGCGCTTCAGTATATGTTTCTTTAGTATTGGCTTTTTTGGTTAATACGCCGTCTAAACTCTTACTCATGCTAGTATTTAACCAAAAGAATAGGGCTTGAAAGCCCTATTGAATTATGATGGATTTATTATACAGTAGTTGTACTGCCTACTTTAGCACTTGCACCTGTAACAGGTTTTTTATTAGGTTCTTCTGGATCTGCTGCTAGAATGCCACCGTTAGGAAGAGCAGAACCACCTACCATAATACTTTCTGGTACTAGTCCGTGATCTGATTGTAGTTGTGCTTTAATAGATGCCTCAACATTTGTCTCGCTGTCATCTACAGTTACAAATGCTTCATGAGGTTTATCTTCAACTCCTGGACCCCAGTCTATTGTTACCCAATATTGCATAGTTTATCTCCTAATACCTTTTTATTTACAACCACAACTGCTACAAGCCATTAATTTTTTCTTGCCTGGCTCGCCGCATTCAGGACATTCGCCTTCTTCGTCATCAGCTTCGTCATCAGCTTCTTTAAAGTTTGCGTATTCGTCTTTTAGTGATTTAAGAATTTGTTGTTCTAGTGTTTCTTCGTCGTCTTCTAAAGCCATTGGATTGTCACCGCCTGCTGTTGCAGGATATGATTTTTTAGACTTGTGTAAATCATCACCTGAATCAATTATATCATCAATTGACCCGTAACGCTCATCTGGCTCGTTATCGTATTCTGCTACTGCTTCATCGTCATTTTCAATAGAATCGTTGCAACTGCTCATACCAATGTGTACTTTGCCACATTTTGGACAAGGTTCACTTTGCATGCCTGGCTTTAGATCGTCCATGTCTTTTGGACCGTCAACGATATCACGTAGTCTTTCCATATCTCTGCGCATTGGTAACATTTCTGCATCTGCAGGTTTTGCATCACTAAGACCTGCATTCTTCATCATATCGATTAAGTCTTGTACATGATCTTTACCACTTGCATTGATGCTTACATTCATTGAAACAGGAGAGCCTTCAGTTGCTGGCATCGGTGGCTGCGGTGCCATTGGCATTCCTTCCATTGTTCCACATTCGTCTAGAGATTCTAGTATTTTTTTCATTTCCATTTAATTTGCCTCCGGTGCCGCTGCACTTGGTTCGTGCTCGCGTTCTTTACGAGCTTTTTCTAACTCTTTAAGAAGATCCATAACACGGTTATTGCCAACACTTTCTTGTGCGCTTTCGCCAGCCATGTCTTCTTTGGTTAATAAGGTTTCATAAGTAGTATCTTCTGGCATTTCTTGATACTTTTCTTGCATTTCTTCTGGATTACGTACAATGATATATGCTTGATCAATATTACAGCACTGTCCAATATATTCTTGTAATACTGTTTGTGTTGAAGGATAATTTAACTCGACTTCAAAATATGTAACTTCCATGTTTTCTAGCTGGGGGAAATCTAGTGGACGTTCTTGTATTGGAGTCTTTTTACCTTTAGACATACTAGCAACACTATACTTTTCCAAGCAAGTTTTAATGCTTTTTTCACAGCCTTCTGGTAGCTCTCCTGCAATACCTATTTTAAAATTGTAAGTCTTTTTAGACTCATTTAATATTTCTTGAAATCTTGTTTCCATTGTACATATTTCCCGTTATATGTTATTTATCTTTATCGAGCCCTTTAAGTCTCTCTAGTAGGCTGTTGCGATCAGTAACTACATATCCTTCGCCACTAATTATACCTTCGTCTGAGCCACTATCTTTATCCATTTTTTCTTTTTTAAGTTGTAGCTCAATCATTTTTAGTTTTTTATCTAGTTTAGCAGTTTTGGCATCTAGACTAGTTTTAAGCATACTACCAGCAACTTCAAAAACACGACCACTATAGCGACTTTCAACATTCATGCCTAAGTCCATTAAATCTTCATATGCTGTTAAAGCACGTTGGGCAATGTCTTCTAATTCAGAGTCTGCTTTGTCACCTAAGCCTTTTACTTGCGGTAATGCTTTAGAAATTTTATCAAAGTCTTCTATATCGCGAAAACTTTCTTCATGTGCGAGTTCGTGTTTAGCCTGGGCCTTTTCTTGTGCTTCGGCTTGTTTGATAATCTCTTTAGAGTCATCCATGTTAAGCAAATCTTCTAGTTTTTTAGTCATAGTCCTTTACCATTATATGCTACTATTATTTATCGTCGCTTGCCGTTGTGAAAAATATCTTGTTCAGTTATAATTCTAAAAAATATGCCTTTTTGTTTACAATATGCTCTTGCTGCTTCCCACTTTGCTTGATTAACTATCCAAGCAGCTTGATTAGCTCTACTTCTACCTAGTTTTTCTTTAAGTGTTTGATTTTCTGGCTTTACTTCTATAAGCTCTACACGTTGTTTGCCTTTTCTATCTGCATATGCAATAAAAAAATCAGGTACGTATATTGTATGTTTACCAGTTAGTGGATTTTTATAAGGAATTTTAATTGCTTCTGAAGCCCATTTTGCAACACTAGGGTGTTCGTCGCAAAACTTCATAAATGTAAATTCCCAACTTGAACGATAAGTTGGTGTCTTTGTGCCTACATACTTCTCAGGATTTTTGAGAGTAAATTTTCCTTGTGCAAATCGACCCATGACATTTTAGAAAATAATATTTCTCTTCTCAAGTTTTTCATATTTAGATGACACTTTAAATCCAAGTGTGCTTGTTTTTTCTCTACTATAGTTTAATATATTAGTAACAATATCACTTAGTTGTGTTTTGTTTAAACCTTGTAAAGTGTCAATTAACTGAAACACTTTAATATTATCAATTTTTGCTTGAGTTAATAATGCTGTTGCAACTGCAATAGCACTAGTTTTTTCAAAGCCTCTTTTTTCAAAAAAACCAATTACGGCGTCTACGTCATTTGCAGGATAAGATACTGACTGTGTAAGATACTGATCAAAAAATTCTTTTACTTCTGAAGCACTGTCGTTAGATTCGTATTTTGGTAAATTTCCTGCTGTATTGGCCATTATGTATTTCCTATTGGATTTTTCTGTGCAGCAATAGTATTATTGCCAGATTGTGTTTCAACGTATTTATTGAGTAGCTCGTTGGCTATAGACACCATTTTGGGATCTTCTTTATCTAATAAAGCAAATACTTCTGCTTGAATTGTTTCTTTTTCGTTTACTGTTAAAGAATCATATGCAGTCAAACTTTGTGCTGCACCTACAGAAAATGCAGTAACTGATCCTGCAGCAACCCCTAGTGCAACTGCGCGACTAGCAACTTTATCTCTTAGTTCGGCATTTTCATTAAGTGTAGTTGTAATTGTAGTAATTGGTAATTGTTTATTAGTTTTTTGTGTAGTTATTGCTTCTGCTTCAGTTACTTGCGAACCATTTCCTCCTGACTTAGGAAAACTTGTATTTGCTAGTCCACTTACATTTGTACCTGTTGCTGTTCTAATTGTTTGTCCTGCAACTTGGAATGCTTCATTACGTATTCCATCTTTTGTAAGTGTTTTTGCATTTCTAACAGTACGTGCTGCTGTTAGAATTGTTCCTAAATCTGCCTTGCCGCTTGCTATATCACCTAGCACACTAACACCACCTGCAAGTACGCCCGAACTTCCAAATAGGCTAGATGCACTACCTGCACTAATAGGACTAGGTGTCGAATCGTAATGTACACTTCCAAATCCTTTTGGAGTACTACCTTCTTCAATTGGACCATCTGCATAGAATACTGTTTCGTATGCTACAGTCATTGAACTTTGCGTAGGTTCAGCACTTACACTATTATCTAGTGTATCATGTTGCCAACCTTCAATAATTGGATTAACAAGAGTCATAGTTAAGTATTGATGACGTGCAAGTTGACTAATTTGTATGCTAGTAAAGAAAGGTTCAAATTGATTATTGTCTAAACCATATCTATATGAATTTGCATCACTTCCTTTGTATGTATTAAATCTATCATAAGGACGAGCACTTTGATTTGGTGCGCCTGCACCATCTCTGCTGCCGTATGTGCCATCTGCAAAATAATAGTTATAATATGCTGTCCATAATTGTGTTACAATACTATTATTATCATCATGGAAAGTAATAGTACAAGGACTATAATCTATTCTAGTTTGTAGGTTCTTTTTACGGTTATATTTGTTTTTAGTTTCTACTTGTATATCAAACTTTGGCATAGTTATATTTTTTACAAGCATATTAACTTCATTACTATGTCGTTGTACCCATCCTGGTAAAACTTTGTTTACAACATTATCATTTAAGTTAAGAGTACAATGAAAAAGAAACTTTTGCTTAGGAGCAAGACGAAAATTATCATCAGTAAATAGTCGTGCAGCATGAGTCCAGTCGCCCATGTTACCTTTAGGTGCTAATGCACCATTAACTAAATTATCAAAAAAACCATTGAATATATTTGCCATACTAATATTTATCCAATGTAATAAAGTGCGTATATAAAGAAATAGGGGCTCGAAGCCCCTAATTCAGTTTGACGTGTTGACTTAAAAACTAATATTAACCAGTTACTTGCGGAATAGATGCTACAACTTTTCCGAACGCACCGCCTACACCAACACCTGCGTTTTCGCCTGTTTGGATAGCGTTATCGTACTTAATAGTAAGTGAAACTGTTGCTGGCTCGTTAGCACTGTATGCTAGTGAGTTATAGTTTGCACTTTCCACATAACAACCGTATAGTTCAAAAGTTTCTAATGCGCTTACTGCATTGTTACCATTACCACCGTCTAGAACTTCAATTCTAGTTACAAATTTATAATCTATACCAGATGCTGCACTTGATTGTTCCATGAAGTCGAACTGTCTTTGTAACTGTTCGCCAACTAGTCTTGAAACTTTTCCTTCTGCATCATCTCTTAAGTTTAATGTAATAGCTTCCCAGGTATGTTTACCTGCAAGATAAACTCTTGAGTTATATACGTCAACAGTCATTGTCTCGAAGCTCACGTTTGGTCTAGTAACATCAACAACTTGCTTAGTTAATTCAGTAACTTCGCCCGCCGAAACACCAAAGTTCTCCAAGCTCACTCTAAAGCGATATTGAAGTTTTGGCATAAGCAATCCTTGCGATGAAGGACTGCTATCGGTAGCCAATGGTACTGTGATTCTTGATAGTGATGAAATAGCCATTTAATTTGCTCCTATGTTAATATTATTTATCATTTTTACAAGCCTGCTATTTCCCCAGTATTTTTCAAGCGTAGTGGAATGTAAATAAATTCAACTGCTTTAACTGGCTCAATCGCGATATCTAAGTATAGCTCGTTTCTATCTATACGTGCCGGAGTGTTGTTGCTTTCGTCACATACAACTAGGTAGTCGTATAGTGCTCTTGCTCCAACTAGCTCTAGCATTAAACTCTCTGCTGCCTGTTTGATCTGATCACGTGTGATCTTATCATTAGGCTCAAAGATATATGGTTTCGCTAGTTTGTTCAACTGTCCACGTAAGTAAATTACTAAACGTGCTACGTTGATTCTATCTAGTGAACTTGCGCCTCTTGCACGAGTCTTTTGACCGTATGCAACTAGACCTGCTCCATTGATAAATGTAATCGGGTTAACGTTTACACTGTACAGTGTGTCACGTTGTCCTTCGTTAAGTGCAATGCTTACAAATTCGCCTTCGCCATCAATATAACCTGTTGCTGTTGCGTTTGTAATACCACCGCGTCTTGTACCTGCTGGTGCAAACCATGGATAGCTAACTTGATCACTTAGTGCAATAGTACGTAGCATCATGTGACTTGGAGGAACAACAACATTGTTACCTGCGTTGTCGCTTGTAAAGCCCCATGGGTAGAAGATACCTAAGTATTCATCTCTACTTACTAGTCCGTCATCATTGTCTTCAACTGCTAGTGCAACGTTCTGACCCCATTCATTTAATGAAGTAGCGTCCGAAGTTAATCTTGCTGGAGAATCGCCAACAATAAATGCACTTAGTCCTCTATCATAGTTTAGACTGATCATTTCACCAATTAGTTCTGGATAACCTGGTGTAGCCATTAAGTTAAAGATACGTGATTCATCATCTCTAATGTCATCGTTACTATTAACTGTTGCTTGTAGTTGTTGTACAACAACTTTACGCTGTGCGTGTCTACCAAATGATCCGCTACCATCTTCTTGGTTAGCAGATTCAGTAACCCAACGATTTGCATCATAAGATGCCATTGATACGTCATTCATTCTTGGGTTATCAGCTGTTTTGTCAATGTAATTGCGTACAAATTTCTTAACGTTAAAGCCGCTTCTACGCATGTTCCAAAGTAGCATACCTCGTGGGTAAAGTGCTGGATCTGGAGCATCTGGATCTAAGAAGTCGCTGGATAGTAGTTCATCAATAGTAGCTTCTTCACTGCCACCTGTTGTATTCCAACGTGCATCTGCAAAAAGAACACCATTTTCTGTAGTTTGATCTGACTTATCAATTAGTCTCCATTCTTGAGCATCATTGTTCCAACGTCTAATAGTTGGATAATTTTCTAAGTCTGATGTATCAACCCAAATGTCTTGATCTACTGGACTGCTTGGCTCGCTTGCTGCAACGGTAGTACCATTACTTGAACTATGTAGTGTGTTATATCCTACCCAAGTAGTACCATTGTGTACCATCATGTCAACTTCGTCTACAACTGAGCTGTACCATAGTGTACCGTCTGCTGTTGTTGAAGTTGGAGCATCTGCTGAAGCAGTAAATGTTGTTACTGGTGCCCAGTTAGAAATAACTAGTTCATTAGTTGAGTCACCTGTTGGTGCATCATAAACATTATCAGCTGCACTTGTAAATCCTAGAAGTGTTAGTGGGCTAGTAGCCGAACCATCATCTAGTCTAATGTCGCCGCCTAGTGTATGCTCAATAACAACTTTGTTATTTGCATCTACTGAAGCAACAATATTAGTAAAGCCTGCTGCGTTAATAGCATCTGCCATTGTGTCTGCGTCAGCTGCTGTACCTGCTGCTGTAAAGCTAACAGTTTTTTGTGCGCTTAGAGCACCGCTTTCGCCTACTTTAGTTTCTTGTGCTTTAAATGAATATGTAGTTGCTCCTGTTAACTGAGCTGCTACTATTGCACTTGTAGCAGTTGTTCTGCCACTTGCTGCTCTTTTGAATACTTTAAAATCACCTAGTTTACTTGCTGCTTCAGTCCAGTTGTACTGTACATAAAGATCGTCAACTGCTAGGTTTGCTCCACCGCCGGCTTTATCTAGGCCTTCTAATGCTGCTTGGTTAGTAGCATAAATTGGTGCGCTAATTAGATCCCAAAGTTCAGTGTCAGCGTTCCAAGATTTAATTCTCCATCTTGCACCACTGTTTGGTTCTGTAGTTTTAATCCATATACTTCCTGTTGGACGTTCTGTTTGACCTGAACCTGATGATTTCCATTGTGGAACACTTGTATGAGGATCAATTGCTAGTGCTGGAACATTATATGTTGCTCCGCCTGCTGTAATACCTAATGTTGCTGCTAGGTTATTGTTACCTTCTGTAACTGTGAAACTTGAAGAAACACTACCGTCATTGTAAATTACTAACTGGTTGTTAACATTTGCTAATGAAACACCTGTACCACTTAGTGTAGTATTTGAATCAGTAACAATAGTATCTAGTGAAGTTGCTGATCCACCGCTTGCTGCTGCTGTAACATTGTAGTTATTGCCGCCGACGCCAATAACAAATGCATCAGTATCAAGTAGTGAGCTTGCTACAGAACCTGTAACAACAACTGAACCAGTTACACTAGGAACGCTACCTACCCAGTCAGTTGAGCCAACTTGTACCCAAGTACCGCTTTGATTTTTATACCATACTCTGTATACAGTTGAAAGGCCTGCTGTAATAGCGTAGTCGCCAATTGCGCCTACTGAACCTTTTGGTGTATATGGAGTGCTACCGCTTGTTTTAGCAGAATCAGTAATTACAATAGGAGTCTTTACAGAAAAACTCTGTCCGCCTGCTGTTGACGCTGCTGCGCCATTCCACTCAAAAATACCAAATGCAGATGAAGCAGTATCTACCCAAAGAGCGCCGTCTGCTGGATCGCCTGCTGGTGCATCTGCTGTTGCTTGTAAAGAACCTAAGTCTACGTCTGCTCTGACAACCCATGCTCTGTTAGAAACACCAAGTAATGAGTAAGCTGCTTGTAATCCGTATTCATTAAGTTCTCCTGCATGAATTGGATTGTTGTTGTTATCAGTATAAAATACTGGATCTCCAAAGGTCTCTGTCAAATCGCGCTGCGAAGTAAGCAAGTAAGGCTTACCGGCATTTGCTTTTGTAGTACCTGGAGCAATACCTGTGCCAGCGCCATTAGTTTTGTTTTCGGCGGTGGCTACGAATATCATTGGAACTGTACCTGGCTCCGCTGGTGTGTAGAAACTTTCGTCTACTACGGATACCTGTACTCCGGGTGATGTTAGTGCCATTATATTTCTCCTATTAATAATGTTTGAGCGTTTGTTATAGTTATTTAGCAGACTTTGAATAATTTAATGGTATAATCACCTAGAAAAAGGCACCGAAAAGGTGAGGTAAATACAGTATGAGACCATTATGTAAGTGCGGACAGCGTCCTGCTGCTATAAATTATAAAAAAGACGGCAAGACATATTATCGAACACTATGTGAACGTTGTTTACGTAACGGCGTAGGGCACGGAATACCTAAATGGAAACAACGAGGGTATGAGAAAAAAGATATTTGTGAGAAGTGCGGATTTAAATCTAAACACACTGAGCAATTCAATGTATTTCATATTGATGGAGATTTAAATAATTGTCGTCCGACTAATCTGAAAACAATTTGTGCAAATTGTCAGCGTCTTCTTCAAAAGGACGGGGTGCGTTGGAAGCAAGGTGACCTAGTCCCTGATTTCTAAAGATAGTACGAATAAGAGTATCGACATTTCTTTCTAATCTTTTTAAGTCGCCATTATTGTCAATAGTGTAATCGCACATCCATTGTTCGATGCTCATTGAACTTGGATCTTCTGTAGGCAAATGATCTGTACGATCTATCCAAATAGCATAATCAAAAATTTCTTCGTTTTGCATGGCGAAGAATTCACGCTTGTTACGCAAGCCACAGTATATTTGATTTTGAGCAAACAGGTTGCGTCCAAGGCGTGCCAAATCATCTTTACAATAGTCGTGTATCATGTTGTACCACTCTGTACGATGATTGTGTCGATCTGCGTAACACTCTTCTTCGTTAGCGTAACCGTACTTGTCTTTTAGATCGTTGAATATAAACAACTCAGAACAGAATTTTGAACTTGACTGGAATGTGTAACCATATTTTTCTAACATTTCACAGACAGTATCTTTACCATGTCTGCCGTGTCCAACAACAAGTAGTTTAGGTAACATAAGTTAAATTATCCTTTGTATAATATACTTTACAGTATATAGAATAATTACGTTTTTGTCAAGTATTTTTTACTTTTTTGAGCTTGTCGTTTTGCCCAGGCTGCTTCAAAACCAATCTCATGCTGATATGCTTCAATGTTACCCCATAATCTTTTTACATAAGATTCATAAGTAGACATTATATCTTTTTCCTGCCATGATTCAGGGATGAGTTGACCTTTTACAATCCAATACAAACGATTTGCTTCTTTAAGTTGGAAGTATGTCATACTGTATTTACAGTAGACTTAGATTATAGCGTTAACATTAACCAATAGTGAAGCCGTAGCCGGCACCACCAGCAACAGCCATTGAAACATCTGCTTCTAGTTTTTCCATTTCAGCTTGTGCTTCTGCTTTTAATGCATCACCGTTAAGTGCAGAACCACCTTGTGGGCCAGCAATAGTAGCAAATTTACTACGTGCTTCGCCTAACATAAATTTACAAGCAGCAAGCGTGTAATCTTTAATCCATTGGCTTGCTAGATAATCGTTCAGTAGTTCACTATCAGGACGATAGTTGTAAACATAGAGAAGTAGATTTTCTTCAGTGCGTGGACGTTGTAACAGAGTTAACTTTTTACTAGTTGTATTCCATTTAAATTCAATAAATGAACCAAACATTCTGCCTACAAGTTCTTGGTATCCTGCAAACAGGTCATATGTGGCTAGACCTCCTAAATTGCTGCTTGACAAAAGATAAGTGTTTGTGTAAGCAAGATTGAATGGTTCAAATAATGTGCCGCCGTCACCGCCACCGCTACGTGAGCCAATGCTTCTACGGAATAATTTACGAACTTCTACTACTTCGTTTGGAAGTATGTATTCGTTTTGATCTTCAACAGTAGGCATAAACAAGTATGACTCTTCAACACTATTGTCCGAACGCTGTCTAAATTTAGCAAATGCTTTTTTTAATGCAGTTTCATAGTGGATAGGATCTAGCTCGACATCTACCATTCCTCCGCCAAGGAATGCATTTACATAGTCGAAAACTTCTTGTTTTTGTGTTTGCGATACTGCCATTTATGTTTCTCCGTTATAGTATTTATCTTTCGATAAATATGTGTATGCCAAGACTTAGTTTATATAAACCAGAGCGCGGTGCAGACTATAAGTTTCTGGATCGACAAATTAACGAAATGTTTACCATAGGTGGTACAGACCTTTTTGTCCACAAGTATATTGGTACGAATGACGGAACAACAGAAAAGGATCATACACAAATCCAAGATATGTTGTTTTTAGAAAATCGTGATAGAAAATACGATCCAGATATCTATACAATTAGAGGCATTTATAATGTACAGGATATTGATTTTGATCTTAGCCAATTTGGATTGTTTTTAACTAACGATACATTGTTTATGACTGTGCATATTACAAGCTCAGTTGAAGCAATAGGACGTAAACTAATGCCTGGTGATGTAATTGAATTACCTCACTTAAAAGATGAATATGCACTAAACGACTTTAGTGTAGCACTAAAACGTTTTTATGTTATTGAAGATATCAATCGTGCTGCTGAAGGATTTTCGCCAACTTGGTATCCACATTTATATAGACTAAAACTTAAACAGATTGTTGATAGTCAAGAATTTAAAGACATTCTCGATTTACCTGCAAGTGAAGATCATCCAGAAGACGGCACATTGCGTGATGTATTAAGTACGTTTGAAGCAGAAATGCAAGTTAATGATGCTGTAGTTGCAGAAGCAGAAGCAAATACACCTAAGAGTGGTTATGCTGTAGATGAAAATTATTATACCCTTGCTGTAGATGAAAATACAGGCAGGAAAAAGATTCAACAAACAGATAGTCAAGGTAATGTTACAGATAAAGCAACTCCGACAAGAACCGGTTATAGTGGTCTTCTTATTGGAGACGAGTTTGCACCTAATGGCAGTAACTTTAGTAGTGGTATTAGTTTTCCACTTAATGCTGTTACAGGCGATTATTTTTTAAGAACAGACTTTTTACCACAACGTATGTTCCGCTATGATGGTAGACGTTGGTTAAAAGTACACGATGTTAAGAGAGCTCCAATGGACAACGGTACTACACAAACATTGCGTGGATCATTTATTAATGATGTAGACACCTACATCTACAACACACCAATTGCACAAGATTTTGTACGTCTAACTGTAGGACAAACTGTAATTAATACAGAAATTGCATACACAACTGCAAAATATCTCCAGATAGAATTTACATCAACTACAGGTGACGGATATATTAGATTACCATTTATAATTGAAGATTATCCTGGTATGCTTACAAGTTATGATGACAATGGAACCGAACGTGTTAAAATTACATTACCAGAAGATGTTGTTAAATATGAAGGATTATATAGTTTAACACTACATAATGTACGAACACAACAGCGTCAGGCGCTTTCTCAAGTATTAAGACCTAAGGCGGATAACTAATGGCTGAACACTTTTATGATGGACAAATAAGAAAGTATCTTGTACAAATGATGCGACTGCTTAGTAACTTTAGTTACAAGACAGGCGACGGCACTACTATACAAGTTCCAGTTATGTACGGGGATATGACTAGACAAGTAAGTGCTATCTTGCGTGATAATTCAGAAAATAAAATACCTAGTGCTCCTAGAATGTCTGTATATATTACAGGTTTAGATATAGACAGAGAACGTACTTCAGATGCTAGTTATACAAATAAAAGACATATAAGAGAACGTGTAAAAGATAATAGCGGTAATTATATTGATGATCAAGGACGTCAATATACTGTAGAACGTTTAATGCCTACACCCTACAAACTTACAATGAACTGTGATATATGGGCAACTAATACAGATATGAAGTTGCAAATAATGGAGCAGATTTTAATGTTGTTTAATCCAAGTTTTGATATACAAACCACAGACAACTATTTAGACTGGACAAGTTTAACTACAGTCATGCTAGATAGTGTTAACTTTAGCACTCGTACTATTCCAGTTGGCGTTGATAGTGAAATAGATGTTGGACAAATGACATTTAGTACACCAATTTATATTAGTCCTCCTGCTAAGGTTAAACGTCTTGGTGTTGTTACTAATATTGTTACTAGTATTTTTGACGGTGACGGTTATTATGACTTTGAAAAATTACTCGAAGGTACTAATCTGTTTAGTATTGGCGGATATACACAGTCGTTCGAAGACGGCGGCACACAGAACGAAGTTGTAGATACTGGTGCATTTCCAAATGACGGTGACGGTATATTAACTCCAAGAAAACAAGTTACACGAGTTAACAAACCAGTTGTACAAAATCCATTACAAGAAAGAATTCTTATCTTAAACGGAGATGCACAAATATTAGATAATGGATTACCTAGTAATTTTAAATGGAGTGATTATTTTACAGAACTTACAGGAAAATATCAAGCAGGGTTAAGTATAATATACTTAAGAAAACCGGATATACAAGGGTTAGTTGCTGGTCGTATTACTATTAATACGCTAGACGAAACTAAACTTTCTATAGATTGGGATAGAGATACACTGCCTAGTAATACTACAATACAAGGTCCTGCAAGAGATGCAAATCAATATTCAAGTGTAGACTTTATTATTGATCCGTTGCGTTATGATCCAAAATCAGATACAGGAAAAGCAGGTGTTAGATTACTACTATTAGGCGCTATAGGTGACGCTTCAAATACAGACGGAAGTTATGCTTGGAAAAATACTGATAACTCAGACTTTGTAGCAGGAGCTAATGATATTATAGAATATGACGGTGCAAATTGGCATATTGTGTTTGATGCAAGTAAAGAGTACTTGCCATACAACAACGAAACTATTACAACAGTATATACTACAAATCTTAACACAGGAGTTCAATACTACTGGGACGGTGATCAATGGCTATTAAGCGTAGACGGTGAATATGCCAAAGGTGACTGGACTATACGTCTAGACGGATAATTACTTGTATGAACAAGATTATCTGTAGTGGTGCTCTCTTTTACGCATTAAATACCAAAAGATTTTTATTCTTACACAGAGTAAACGGTAAAACAGCCGGTACTTGGGGTCTTGTAGGTGGCGGCACAGAAAACGGTGAAACACCATTTGAAGGTTTAAAAAGAGAAATACAAGAAGAAGTAGGTAATATTCCTAAAATTATAAAAACAATTCCTTTAGAAACATTTGTTTCTAACGATTCAAAATTTAATTTTCATACATATCTTGTAGTTATAAAAGAAGAATTTTTACCAACGCTAAATTCAGAACACAGCGGGTATGCATGGGTTGAATTTGGTTGTTGGCCAAAAACTTTACATCAAGGCTTAAGAAATACACTACAGAATAAAACCAATTTAAATAAACTTGAAACAGTATTTCAAGTAATTGATCTATTAGAGGTTTAAATGAAAGACAATATAAAACAACACGACTGGGGCTATGAAATAGCTTGGGTAACAAAAGATACATACTATAGTAAAATTATTGCATTTAATAAACCTGCTAGAACAAGTATGAGCTTTCATAAATTAAGAAATAAGAGTTGGTTTATAAATGACGGACAATTTAAAATTAGATGGATTGATACTAAAACTGGTCAAGCGTATGAAAGCGAACTTAAAGAAGGATTAACTTTCGATGTTCCTGCACTTATGCCTATAAGTATTGAGTGTATAAGTCCTACAGGAAGTTTTACCGAAGTCGGTGATGTTTCAAAAACTGATGATGCATATCATCTTTCTCCAACAGGAGTAGCAAATGATTCCACGCCTTAAGTATTCTCAAAAATATATAAATGAATTAGAAAAATTTAAAGATGGTGTTGAAAAAATTACCAATCAAGATTCTAAAAATAAAGGACAATTACTTCTTAAGCAACTTCAAGATAAAGTAGATCTAATAGATAGTTTACACAGTGATACAGGGTTTACTAATCTTAAGTTAACCAAAGAAGAAATTGCTAATACTGTTAAAATAAGACACCAGTTAGCACAACTAATTAAATAGTTGAGAATCTTTTAACTTGAATAGATCCTACCATTGCAGGGTGTGCTGTACACTGATATCGATACCCTCCGGAAATGTTTTCTGGAATTCTCCAATATAACGTTCCGTCTGACCAACCTTGAGCTTGTGATCCAGTCAATACTCTGCCTTCATTTGATACATGAAACACTCCGGTATTGTACTGATTGCCTAATGGATCTTGTATTTCAAACGGGTGTCCTGTTGCGTTAGTTAAGTCAAATGATACTGTTGTTCCTGACAATACATAGATTGTTGGGTTATTTGCAGAATAGTGTGGTTGGAAAGTATATGCTGTGATGCCAACACTACCTACTTTAAATTGTACCAATGTAGGTTCTACAATGTTGTTGATTGTGAAGAATCCTGTATCGCCTCTAATAATATTAGGAAATGCATTTTCCCATTCAGTACCATTCCAATATAAAACAGAACCCTTTGCATCTAATGGCGCATTTTGTGCCCAAGTAAATGCAACATCTGATAAATCTTCAATTGAAGTAGGTACAACAGGAGGTGTATAACTAAACACACCTGATGTATTATTATATGTTAGTGTTCCACTGCCGCTTGCTGTATTCTGTGTAACGCTTAAATCAGTTAATGAAATACCTCCGCCGCCGCTTGCTACTGATGCAGGCTCCCAAACACTGTTAGTTGAATTCCATGAAAGTACTTCACCGTTGTTAGGAGCCGATGTTGTTGTGTCAACATCGCTTAATGCATCTATGCTAATAGAGTTTAGATCTGTTGCACTAACGCTGGTAAGATAAGAACCTAAATCACTTATTTGACTTTCTGTAATACTTAATGCACTTTGGTGTTGTGTTACTGAACTTTGTGTAATGTTTGCATTAGGTACATCTGCCCATGTAACTGCTGCTGTTAAATCGTTTGTTTCTGTATAACTTGTTAAGTAACTTGACAAATCAGGTGGTGTATAACGGAACACACCTGTTGTATTATCATAACTAATTGCACCGTCACCGCTTGCTGTTAGTTCGTTACCTACACTAAAATCTGCTAGTGTTGCAACTGTAGGAGTATTAGTAAAGTTATTGTAGTCTAGATAATATGTACTGTCAAATCCGTCTAATGTATCAGCGTCTAATCCACTACCGCCAGATGTTACGTCAAATCCTGGTGCCCAATGATTACCGTCCCATTTAAGAACTTGTCCAACTGCCGGTGCAGATGATGTTGTATCAACATCACTTAAAAAATCAATACTAAATGATACTAAATCTATATGTAGGTCATTGCTGTCTGTAGTGAGTTCTGTAGCAATGTTTGTTCTACCCAAAACATTTAAAGTATCTGAACCACTTGCTGCATATTGTCCATCGTCTGTAACAACAGTACTAAAAGCATTAGTAACACCACCTGTTACATTTGCATTAATAGTTAGCGTATCACCGGTGATTGCTGTTGTAACATTTGAGCCGCCAGCAACAGTTAATGTGTCGTTGTTTATATCTGCTGTTGTGCTTCCGGTATCTGCTGCTATTGTATTAAATGTGTTAACATTTACCGATACTTGTGCTGGAACAACATTCCATACAGTGCCATCAAACTCCCAGGTGGTTCCGCCCGATGTATATTGGTCTCCTATCGAAGGACTATCTGGAAAATTTAAAGCCATGTTGTTTTTATCCTCTTTATCATATTTATGCTATAATGTCTAGTGGTTCGTTTACCAAGAAACCAAAAGAGTTATTTACGTCTAATTCTAAAACTGTTCCTGTATTAGCACTAACATTTGACACTGTTGTACTTGCACCAGAATTTCTACCTTGAATATTAAATGGTGTTGCAGGATTAGAGGCAAATACAGCAGTTACTTGTATAGCAATACCTGATACAATACTGCTTACTGTTACGTTTGTTCCATTATCATCTAACCAAGCACTTGTACTAAGAACTATTCCCCTGTCATTAACAGTGGGAACAATTCCTGTATAACTCATAGATCCAACAGTGTTATAAGGATTAGTTACTCCATATCTACTATAAATTATACGTTGTGTTGACCCCATTAAACTTCTAAAGTCGTTGTAATCATTTGTTAATCCTGTTGTTGCTACTACACTTTTTGCATCATTTAAAAGTTTATTTTTTAAATAAGCAGGAGATACTCTTGGATTAGCTTGTAAATGTAATGCTAGTAAACCGGCTACTTGAGGAGCAGCCATACTTGTCCCCCCAATACTCATTATTTTATAATTTGAATTACCTGGATAATCAAACGTAGTATAACCAGATGCTTCATTGCTTGATGTACTCATTATACTTTCACCAGGTGCCCATATATTAACCGCAGGACCTTTTTTACTACTTGTTCTTGGTTGATCTAAACTACTTCCATTTACAGTGCTATCAATGTTACCTACAAAAAATGCATTATCACTATACGGACTACCTGGGCGATGATATAATCTAGAACTTCCGTCAAAATTAGCAAAATTATTATAATCTGTTCCGGTTGCTAAATCAGCTTTATAGTAATCATTTCCTGCTGCAATAGTAATATGAATTCCTGCATCTATCATATCTTCAACTTCTGCATTTGAAAAAGCATTTTGTGCTGGAAAAATTCTAGTACCGCCCAATGGAAGCATTATTCCATAATTTAATAAAAGGTCAGCATCTGATTGACCGCTGTATGTCCACGGAGTACCTTGATATGTTCCTCCTGTTGGAGCTGATGTAGAAGTATTTAAATACCCCCAACTCATGTTAACAACAGTAGGACGTCCACTTACTTTATTTAAATGCCACAAACGTATAGCATCAAATGCATCAGCAATTGGAATGCCAGTACCGTCAGTGCCTGTTGGTGTTTCTAATCCTTGCAATTTCATTGAATATATAGCAGCACCTTTTGCCCATCCATAAGTTTTACCTGCTGCTATACCTGCACAATGAGTTCCATGTCCGTCTCTGTCTCTGTAAAAATCTACACTTTGAGTTCCGGTTAATCCACTTAATCCATACCAATCAATTTGTACAAGTCTTGTAGTTCCTTCTGAACTTTCCCATTCTGGATGTCCTGGCTGTATACCGCTATCCATAATAACAATATCAACGCCTGACCCGTCTAATACATAATCATAATTTCCTGCTACTGTTCTACTAGAACCGTATACATTTGTTGTTTCTATACTACGTCTTAAACCCCAATTAACATCATTAACACTACTAAACCCTCTATAAAAGGTTCCTTCTTGATATGATCTAAACCCAATTTCAATGTCGTCTCTTTGATCTGGCGGTAATTCAACTGCTTCAATCCTAGGATCGTTTTCTAATTCTCTTGCTTCTTCATCTGTAAGATACCAATGAGTTATGCGGTTTGATCCTAATCTCGGATTTGCTATTTCTACTGTTCTATTTGGTATTGATTCAACACCGTATGTTGCAGACATTTCTGCATCAAGTTCAGCTAGGTTTACACCACGTTTAACAATGACAGCATATTCTTTTTCAACCATACTTAAAACTCGTATATCAATATTATTACATCGCCTACATCTACTGAAGCGCCGTCGCCTTCTCTATAAAGTATCATATCAAAGCTAGATGTACCTCTTGTAATTGGAATATAAACTCCTGTAGCATTTGTATAATCATTAATAGTTGCTACTACTTGATAATCGCTTACTGATGCATATGCTGAACTAAAACTAACAGTATAGTCACCTGACGCATTTTGTGTTACACCACTGATTCCTGAACTTCCTGTCCAGGTAGGGGATGCACCTAGTGTTACATATCCTCCATGAACCGGAGTAGGAACACCGTTAATTGTAACACCGTCTGGTGCTGTTATACTAAATGAACTTGTGCTATCAATTTGGGGTGTGCCAGCATTTGATGTTTCTAACGTATCAACAGTTAATGTGTTATTAATTGTAACAGCATCATTTGTAGTTGCACCTCTTGCAGTAATATTTGCTAGGGTTGATGTTTCTGTATAACTTGTTAGATAGCCGCTTAAATCTGGTGGAGCATAACTAAACACTCCAGTTGTATTATTGTAAGCTAAAGATCCGCCGCCATTAGCGGCATTCTGTGTTACACTTAAATCAGTAAGTGCTATTCCGCCGCCGCCACCTGTTGCTTGTAAATCAGCAGCAGGCGCCCAACTAGTTCCATTCCATTTTAAAACCTCGCCACTACTTGGTGCAGTTGCACTAACATCTGTTAAGTCTGACAGTGTAGTAGGTACAGTTGGTATAGTTGGTGTGTTTGTAAAATTATTATAGTTTAGATAGTAGGCAGAACCTTGTCCATTGAGTGTACTAGCATCTGACGAACTACTACTTCCACCACCACCAGTTGTTGCAGGTTCGATCCATTGACTACTAGTTCCATCGTTAACATAAATGTATAATTTACCAGTTTCTGTATTAAGCCATAAATTACCTGAGCTTGGATCACTCGGCACAGTGTCTGATACGTCTACTGTTGCGCCGCCACCGCTAAGATCTACGTCTTCAGGCATAAAGTGTTCGTGTTCCGCACTCCATACTAGTATTTGACCTGGAGTAGGCGGAGTCAAGTACATTACATCGCTGAATGCACTAATACTAATTCCACTTAAATCTGTATTTTTTACAAATGCACTAGTATCAACGTTGTCTAAGTCTGCTCGTGCTAATTCAAATCCAGCAACATCTTCAGATCTTCCGCTATAAACTCTTAGTGAATTTGAATCTCTAGAAAAGAATACTTCACCACTAGAACCAACGTTTCTGTCAAGAAAGTCTGTTGCTCTAGGAATTATTCGTATTCTGTCAACAATAGGTGCTGTACTCGATCCTGCCACATTAATCTCCTAAATCTATACTGTATTTATTTAGAATCAGTAGCGTCCAACACCTAGTATATAAACTCCATTCCACCAACCGTTTTCGTTTTCAACTAATTCTTCAAGAATAATACGTTCAAAATGTATATGTAACCCACTTTCTTCTAATGCTTGTTTGGCGCCTTCTACAGTGCCATCAAAATTTGCATCGTCAACTATTACTATTGCCTGATTAGAAAGTGCAGGAGCATAATGTTTGATTGCAGCTTTGGTTTCATTTTTGCCGTGAGGACCATCATAAAAGAAAACATCAATAGGTTTAAAATCTGAAATGTCAACTTGATATAAATCACCATCGTAAATTTTAATATCGTTATCACCTTGATGTGCTTGTATGTTTTTAAGAAAATCTTCTTTACTGTTTGGTGGTAATCTTGGATGATCCTCTCTAACAGGTTGAACGTTTTCTTCCCAATTATCAACAAAATATGCAGTTAACTTATTACCATCGATAGCAGGAACAGCAGTTGCTCCTAGATAACATCCTACTTCTAGATATGTTTCGGCGCAACTACAAACATTGTGTAGGAAAGATTGTATTTTATGAGATGTTAGTCCGTGTATGCGCCACATAT